AGGAACGGGAACCTGTGTCGGTCTGTATACGCCATCAAAATCCCAAGTTATACCTGAGAATGTCATCGCTGCTTCGTGTACTATCTCAACAGTATAAACGCCGTTTCCAACAATAGGAATCCCGTTTAAATTAGTAATAGTTGTTACGCCTGTTGCTTTTGCAGTTGTTAATACGACAGCCGTACTTTGCTTTACTACGACTCTATATTTAGTTTGATTTCCTGATATAGGTGTGACTGTTAGTGTATTATTCATTGACGTATTAGGTCCAGTCAAATAGGAAGGTACAAAGATGCTTGTACTAGATACGAAAAGTTTGTTTTGCCCAGGAGGATTGCCATAATTCCAACCTGTAACTAATGTCGTAAATTCTGTAATTTGTGTTGCGGGTTGTACGGATCCGCTTTTACGATGCAACCACATATATAGATTATAAAATACAGGGTTGTTTATACTAAAAAAATCTCTAGAAAATAGTATGTTACTTGAATAGCCGTTTGCTATTGTGTACCTGTCTTCTATCTGCAGTATAATTTCGTACAGTCTTACTGCAAATTTAAGCTGATCGTACTTAACGCCTTGAGTTTGCCCATATTGAAAATATACGTTGTCTTCGTTTCCTGTTACTGAGCTGTCGTAAAATAATCTCTGCGTATGCGTAATTAGTGGCACTATTAATTTGCCTCCGTTTACCTCGTTTTTGAGATAGTTTAATATAGTGCTAGGATCATAAGACAAGTTAAAATTAGATCCCGAGAAAGCTAATTGCCCGAGTTTGTCATCGCCTATAATGTCAGGTAATTCGACGGTATTTCCAAAGAAAGTAATTCTATATGTATGTGGTTTATTTACTTTAAGATCTACGCCTTCGAGCTTTACTCTTCCTGTTTTATATGGTATATGGTTAAGTTCTATTCGACCAACCTTTTTAGTTCTAGCATCATAACCACCCTCTATGTTAAAGTTGTAATAGTGTTTAAACAGCTTATTGTTTGTACTACTAGCGGGTAGTGAGAATGTCTTAGTAAAGGATGTAAATACCTTTGCGGGATCCTTAACGTTCTGAATTGTTTGCGTAAGCGAAACAGACTCATCTTTAAAAAGATCTACTCTTGTATTTTCAATATATAGCTGTAATTCTTGCATCTATCTAATGTTGTTTATATGATCGAATGCGTCTTCAAATTCTATTGTGTAATCAATAAGCCTGTCGTTTACTGACGTTTTAAAAGTCATACTAGATGTTTTAACTATAACAGGAATAACCTCACTATTCGTAGGGCTGTTATATTGTGGTCTTGTAAGCCATACATGCTCACTAAGTAATAACTGCTCAAAGTAAGCGTTTGCCCATTCGGGATAATAACCGCTAGATAAAGTTCGGCTTTGTTTTGCTGTTGTATTAAATAACCTTTTAGGAGCTTCTATTATGTCATAGGTTGCGTCATCCTCTAGCGTATTTCTATTAAAACTTTCGTTGCTACGTCCTACTGAATCAACCTTTTTTAAGAAAAACCAAAGGTCTTGTAAAACACCGTATCTATTTATAAAGCTAATCTTATGACCATCGCCGTATTTTGTACAGTCTATTCTGACTATGTTTAGTCTAGGATATCCCGTTACATTTATTGCTGTATCAGTAGCTGAGTAATTTCTCGTTGTTACGGTGCCTCCTGCGCTTATACTGTTTACTTTCCCATCTTGATTATTAGGCACGAATATATAAAAGTCATCAGTATTTGTTCCTGAGCTATTTGGTCTTGCAACTTCTAGTAACCAAGTAGGCTGACTCTGTCTGTTTTTAAAGGGGATCTTACTATTTGCTCCGTCTGTATATATACTGTATGCATCGTATCCGTCTCCTCCTACTGTATTTATAGCTGCTCCTTGTGCGGATCCTCCTGCATTAGGCTGATTAAAGAATTGAATATTAGTATTAAATCCTATTTTTTGTGGCGAATAACTGTAAGTAGTGCCTAAGTAGTCTTTTAATAGTTCTGCAACCTCGAATATAACATCGACGTTTGGTAGTGCGGGTTTTATTATCGTGTAAACAATAGATCCGTTTACTACAACATTAAGTTTAGCAGACTGCGTACTAGCTCCTGAGCTTTGTGCTTTAGCGAATAATGGTGTTCTAAGTGCGTAATTATTTGGCATAGTTTATTTTTTTTGTCCTAGTATTATAGCATCCTCTATGTCTAAAGCGAATGCTTCTAGCATAGTCTCTGATAAATCATAGAGACCTTTGTTAAATGGCTTTGAGAAAAAATAGCTTGGCTTTATACCTTGTGCGAATATGCTTCTTTGTAATGCAAAACCCATACTCCTATTGCTACCTTTTGCGTATTGACCTTTGGCGTTTCTAAATCTTATGTTTTTAGCCTTTGCCCAATTAGCTAATACCTGCATAGGTGGCATCTTACTTTTGTAGCTAAATCTACTCATAGGAGCTTTCTGTACTCCTGCGTTAATTAGAGACGGGTTTGCGCCTCTTACCCCCTCATCTACATATATTCCGTAGTTTTCCATTAGAAAGTCTAGCAGAAATATCTCTGACTCGGTTTCTAAGGTATACTCGATTGACTCATATAGTTTACCTGCACCCTTACCTGCTTTTGTCAAATTAGACTTAGCCTGTTGTACAACATACTTTGCGTATTTATTTAGTACCTCTTCTAAGTGTGTGTAATCCATTAGCAGATATATATGTCATTATAGATTAATACAGTAATACTAGATGACCATCCCGCTAGTTGATTTTCGAAACGATCGTAAAAAGGTGTCAATACAGGGATCCCGTCTAACTGATACATATCGCTATATAGGTTGCCCATTCTTAATCTTTGCGTAAGTCTGTTAAGGACAGCTAGTTGCGTATTTAGAATATCTTGTACATTGTTATTGCCTACAAATCTGTCGACAGTTAAGTCTTTAGATTGATTAACAATATCACATGCTAAGATCGTCATATTAAATCGCAGTACTTGCTCTTCGTCAGAAACGTTATCTATAATAATATGTCCTAAAGGGAATATGTCTTGCTTGTTTAGATTTACGTCTGTAATATCGCCTGTTGTAACAGTATTAATGTTTACGTCTTTTAGTAACTCTTGTTTTATGGTTTCCGTTAATTGGAAAAAACCCCTTACGCCTTGATTGCTCATTTAAAGTTCTTTTTTATTTGTTTTGCTTCGAGTTCGTTTTTGTCTTTCATAAACGATAACATCATAAAGCATTCATGCATTTTTAATTTAGTGATATCTTCAAATCGTGTAATGTCCCCTTTAGCGAGTCCATAAATTGATTGATACCAACCCCATTTCCTTGAGAACTGAGAAACTGCGTCAAGACTTCTTTCTCCTCCTTGTCCAAATAATTCGTCATATTTTTCGATAAGTCCAGACCTAAACTCCACAAAAAAAAAATTGATGACATAACTGCGTCCATAGGCATGTCTAATAACACAGCGTCTGTTCCGAGTCTATACTCTTCTATATTGTATCTGTTTTTTAACTTAACAACCACAGGCCTGTATAATACATTCATAGCCTTTTCCATATTATCCCAATCGCCAACGTATGTGTCTAGATCTATATACTCGCCTAGTGTTAGCGTGTCAAGTTCGGGATGGAATCCGTATTCTACTTTGTTTAGCTTAAAGTGATGTACAAGCGGAGGTTTCTGATCAAACATTTGTGAAAGGATCTTAACTATCTCTGCCGAGTCTGAAAGCCTTAAAAGCATTACATCCTTTAAACTGACATTACAAAAGATCTCAATCATTTTAGCATTTAAGAATCTAGGATCCTTGACTTGATCTTGTATTTGCAGGAACTTTTTATACTGTCTAAGTGTGATCTCAGAAAGCGATGTTGGAATTTTAATGTTAAGTTTCATATATATATAACGTTTTTTTTAATAAACTTTGTGATCAATTACAATAAAAAAAGAGGGGCTGTCTAATGACTCCCCTCGTGCTGTAAATTATTATGGGATACTTTACAACATGTCTGCCTCGAAACAATCGTTACTGCAATAGGACTTTTCGGTAGGCTGTCCGCAATGCTGACATTCGTTGTCTGGCTCGTTCCAACCTCTATGCTCGTGTTCCATGTGTACTATCCAATCGTCGTAATTCATATGTTAAAGATTATACTGATTAATATTCTGCCAATAAAATAACTAGGTATTATTATTAGCATTATCTCTTGTGCTCTTTTAGATCTAGTTTTCTGTTTCATATTATCTATGTAAAATTAAATCTAATTGATCTGCTACATAGTTAATGTGTTTCTGTGTAGTCTGCGACCAATATCCGTGTTGGTAAAGATCGTTGCCGTCTATGGTTGCTACGTGCGTCGTATAGCTCCATACTTGGTTTCCTCTAATTGATAGGTTTTGTTTGTACCTGTCTAACGTTCTAAATGTTCTCATGTTATAGTTTTTTAGTTATTAATTTCTGTTTTTATTTTTGTGTTTAATTCTTTTTGAGTCTTAGCCTCGACTTGATAATCGTAGTCTCCTCCGAAAGTTGCTCTATATACTTTCTCGTTTGGATCGTAGTCTGTAGATATTAAATATGTCATTTGTTCTGTTTATTTAATTAATGTTTAGCTAATATATAACCAATAAAGTTATAATACAAATAATTTAATAACTTTTTTTAATTAATAGCGTAGGATCCGAATCTTGGCTTTGACAGTATCGAATATGTAGCATAACGACAGGGATCGATAATATGGTTATGTTCGTCAATAGGCGTATTAAGTAAAGCACCCGTTTTGTCTTCCTTCCATTTATAGTTTCTAAATTCCGATATGGCATTAGTAGATGAGGACAGTATATTTATTTTGTAGCGTTTTAAGAGATCTATTCCTGCATTAATAGAGTCTTTACCTTTAACGCTTGGGAATATGCTATGCCCCATTCTTTTTAACTCGCTGATTAGTCTAGGCTCTGCACTATCTGCGTATATAGGTTTGTTTTCTAGTTTCTCGCTTAACAGGAATTTATGTATGTCCATAGTAGTCATAGCCGTTCTATATAGATGTTCTTTTACATATAGGTTTATGTCTTTTGTATAAACAGAAACAAGCGTACTAGGATCGTTAGTATATCCAAAGTCCATGCCGTATGCTACTAGCTCTGCGTCTTCGGGTATATGTGTAACCTCAGCGTATCTAAATACTGTGCTTCTACTTGCAGCCCTTTCGCCAAGTCCGTATATCTGCCAATACTGCTCGTCTGTATCCTTTAGTAATTCAATCTCTTTTTTGATTGACTCCTCTACAAAGGGATTGTCTAAATATGTAGTCTTAAAAAAGTCGCAGTCTTCTCTAGGCAGTACCTTGTCATATATCCAATGATACTCGTCTGACGGGTTAAAGTCAAGGACTATGCGTTCCTGTGTTCTAAACACTAGCTGTTGCCAATCCTCAAAGTAAAGCTCGTTGCCTTCGTTTATAAAAAGCAGATCCCTTTTACGTCCTCTAATCTTTTGCGGTTGATCAAGCGATATAAACTCGATTAGGTTGCCAAACAGAAAATACTCAGAATTAGACTTATTATGATACTTTTCGTTGTATAGCTTATGAGTCTCTAAGATCTGCATAAAGTCCCTTAAAACGGTCGCACGCAAACTAGGGAAGGATTTACGGCATACAGTAACTACCTTGTTTCTATTCTTAGTGCAGTACTCGAATATAATCCAAAGTATAATGTTATATGTCTTGCCCGATCTAGTCCCGCCCTGCTCAACTATTATTTTCTTGTCAGAGGTTAATAAGTGATCATAGACTATGTTAGTCTTTATCTTTAGTTGATCCAATTATCTCAATTTGAAAGTTAGTAGGCATTCCTTCTGCTCCAGTAATCTCTTGTCGTTCTACATAACCCCTTGACTTTCCTTTAGTCTTTAAATAAAAGATAGTTGCGGAGGTTGAGTTTTCCTGTATCTGTTTATGTAGCTGACTCTCTGCGAAGTCTAATGCTACGTTTTCAATATCCCTTACTTGTTCAGCAAAATCGCTGTCTTCTTTTAGCCATTTATAATATGTGCTTCTAGGTATGTTCGCCTTTTTACAGGCTACCGTTACAACCCCTAGGCTTTGCTCTAAGGATTTTAATAGTGTCTCCTTTTTTATGTGTCTACTTTTGTCCATTATTTAGTAATTAAAAAGATTAAAATTGCTACTATTAAAGCTAAACAACCAAAGGTTAAAGCCTTCATAGTCGATGTATATTGTTTATCAGACCTCCCTTGTCGAGATCTATACTGTCTTTGTTTTTTCATCTTGTTTGTGTTTTATTTTTAGGCGTATTTGATTCGCCGATTCCCAAGCCTTATTATATTCTGCGTCAGCAAAGAGCTTAGAAAATCCTGTTATGTGTTTTAGCTTTACAAGCTCCTCGACTCCCATACCTAGTTCGTTGCATATCTCTTTGTCGCTCCATCCGTTCTCTAGCATCGTAAATACCATATTAGACATTCCTGCAATCGAGTGCATACCTCTCGCTCTATTGTGGCGTACTGTACTTGCCATACGGTCGTTTATATCCTTTTCTAAAACTACGATCGGCAGAAAGCCTTTATTGCGTTCTAGTATGTCAGCGTTAGTCTTTGCAGTATAGTATCTGTGAAAGCCATCTATAATTACATAGAGCTTCTTTTGCTCATCATATATTGTTACGATAGGTTGCGTATAGCCATCATGCTTAATTGACGTATATAAAAGCCCCATTTCTTTTTTAGCTACTGAGTTAGGGTTATAATCGTTTGGGCATACCTCCTCGATCCGTACCCATCTAATCCTGTTTACAGGCTGTTCTTTAAGTGGCGATATTTCGTGCAGTAATTCCTTTATGTCTTCTATTAGATTAATTTGGTATTCTGCGTCTGTACCTTCTAGGATAGTCTTTGGATGTAGCAACTCTTTTTGTATTGCTTTTTTTAAACTTGCTTTCATATTAAACCTTTAACGTATTTGTCATATTTGCGATTAACTTCAATGTTTTTGCTTGTAAGCTGTCCGTTTACATATTTCTTTACTGTATTAAAGTATGGCGATGTTAGAAAGTTGCCGAGCTTTGTAAAGTCAAAGTCCTGTGATAAAACAGTCTTGACAAGCGTTTTATAAAAGTCTACATATACCTTGTTAGATACCATATACTTTTTGTTCTTGTCTATTTTCTTATGCATCTTTTTTAGAAACTCCTCATCGTTTGCTAGTTTGTCTGCTAAGTATAGTGCGTATTCCTTCCACGACTTAAACATATAAGGAAGTTCAGAAGGACATTTAAAAGCATCAGTTTTGAGATGTTTGATTGCATTAGTCCCGTCTATTCTTTCTGCGATCCTATTCCACGTATCAGGCTCGATCTCCTGTATTAATAATAAGTTTTGAATGGCAGTCTCGTGATGTAGATTTGAGATGCGCATATCGCTTACACTTACGCCGTGTGTAAATAGTGAGTCATAGATCCTGTTGTATACAATCTTGTTGTCAAAGATGTATTTCCAGACGTCGCTATAACTCCAATCATATATAGGATAAAAAGTATAATGTCCTTTGCTCTCGTTTAGTTTCTTGCCCCAAGTAATATCCTTATATGTCAAAGAGCTTGTGAGGCTCATCATTCTTTTAGGGCTTTCTTCTGTTCTAACACCCGATATGTAGCAAGACTTCTGATCAGGAAAATGTACTGCAAAGATTTTTTCGAATAACTCATGAAAACCAAAATCTAAATACTTGTTTTCTTTTATAGAGATCTCTGACCGTTCTCGCATATGCTTAACTCCGTCTTGCCATATATTTATATACTTACTGTGAGAGCTTACGTTGTTGTACCATTTCATTGGCATTTGAAACCACATAGGATCTATTCTTTTGTCGTCGAATACTGATTCGCAATAGTCAGCAGTTCCTTGCCATTCAGCCTCTTGATCAACCCACAATACTTTTAATGGTAGTCTGTTTTTTTCTTCTGCTATTTTTAATGTTAGATTTAAACATACAGTACTGTCTTTGCCTCCCGAAAATCCTACAACTACATTCTCGAAATCGTCGAATAGTCTGCGGATCCTTTTCTCTGCTTCTACTAAAACATTATTTTTACTGTATACCTTCATGTTATTTGTTTCCTATAAAATTATAACTCCTACCTATTTTATGACCTAATGTGCTTGTATCGTCTCCTATATGCTCAAACAATGTAGGGGTTGAAACAACCCATTCTATATTATTATGTACTAAGTAGCCTTGCGTTAAGTCGTCATAGTGTTTATGAAATTTAGGGTTGTCAGTATTATCTATTAAAAACTGATCTAAAGCGTCTGGCAAATGTTGTTGGTTTATATATACAGTAGCTTGATCATAAAAAGCTCCTTTAAAAACCCCTTTAGCATATCCTTTTGCCAAGTTCTCTTCTTTAAATAAATGACGTTTTCTATTAAACAAACAATAAACCTCTGACGGTGCAGCTTTTATTAATGCTTGTAAATAATTATACCAACCATGTACTGTTATTACATCGTCGCACATGATTAATACTTGTTCGTCTTTTTTTGCTGTAGTTAAAAGCTCTCGCATACACCTTCTCATATTATAAGGCTGACCTTTTTTTTCTAGATCATTATATATATGCAGACTATCTACAAAAGGAGCAATCTGTTTGACCATTCTAGTCAAGTAAATTTGCCTGTTAGGTGTTGTAATAATTCCTGCTTTCATATTTTTGCTCGATTTGTTATTGCTGAAGGATCGTCAAACCCTCTCTCGTTAGTCATTACCCAATATTTATACTCTCCTATATTGTAGTATGTATATTCTTTATTGTAAAATTTTTCTTTGTATCCGTTCTCGTTTATAAAATTCATAGCTGCCAAAAAAATATCGTCTGTATAATATTTTCTGCATATCCAACTGTGCGGAATATTAGCCATCGACTTAGCAAACGTGAATGTCGTTTCTAGTTCTAAAAATAATTCAATCTCTTCTTTTGTTTTTGTCATAGCGAGGATCCTCTTAATATTACTGTTTCTTTTAAATGTTCGGGCGTAAATAGATTATCGATGTATTCAATCACAGAACTGTGCTGAAAGTCTTTACAAGAATAGATGTCGGCAGAGAAATAATCTAACTCAGGGAAGGCATGAAAAGTAAAATGCGATTCCATAAATATAATGCCTCCTGTAATTCCTATACTTTTAATGTCAATCATTGTCTCGTCTACTACATATATAAGAGGATCAGAAAGCGGTTTTAAGCCTATCTTTTTTGTTACATCTAGTAACATAGCCCTGATAAGAGCTTCGTCGTTTAGAGGCGTTCTATTGCATCCGTAGGCATCTATTAGTAAGTGTTTTCCGTTTCTCATTCTTGTGCAACATTAAATTCGTGTCCGCACTCTGGGCACATGGTTTCAATAAATTTTTTTTCTGTTCCCTTTTGAAATGTACTCCCTATGTCTTCTGTTCCCTTCTTAATGTCTTCGTCTGTTACTTGATCATCCGATTGACCAGGAAAAAGCACAGGCTTAAACTCGGATCCGTCTGCTTTGTTTTCCCATACTCCAAGCCCCCAATCATTTAGTTCGCTAGACGTCCAATCATTAGCTAAGATGTCCCAATCCCAATCGCCAAAACTGACGTTGTCTTTAATAATAAATTGCTCTATCTGTTCTTCTGTTAAGTTCTCTGCTCGTATTACAGGGATCTTTTTAAGCCCAAGTTCTTTACAGGCCTGATAACGCATATTCCCTCCTATAATACCACCTTCTGCATTTACAACGATAGGTCTTAGATCTAGCATTTCTGGGAAGTCCTTAATACTTTTTACTAGCTTTTTAAATTCTGCCTCCTTTATTGTCCTTGGATTTACAGGGTTAGAATACACTTCTGTTATTTTTACTTTCTCAATCATATGTTTATTTGTTAAGTTGTTCTTGTAGTTTTTTCTCTAGTCTTTTGCATTTCTTTTCTAGGTAGTCGATCTTGTCAACCTCATCGTATTCTGAATATGGTCCAAACACGAAAGATTTCTGTAGGTCATCTAAAACAGGGTTTTGCTTTTTGTAATCGTTATACTTTTTATAGCTATGCATAACGTTTGCCATATTGATTTTTTTACCGTTTCGATCATAAAACAATACAATGTTTTTCCATCTCATTTTTAGCTTTTCTCTAAGCAGGTAAGTAAGCAGGGATCTTACCTCAACGACTCTGCGTTCTCGGTTATCCATAAAGACATCTATACCTGATAACTCAGTAATCTTTTCTGCAATAGTGTTTGGGTTTATATTACTCATTAGTGCGTAGTTTTAATAAATTGTAGCATTCGGAATACTTTTCTTTTGCCTTACTTTTGTACTTCTGTTTAAATAACTCATATAGCTTTCTAGTATACTGATACGGCGTAAAGCAGTCTGCTAGATATTTTTGTGCAAACCTCTTGCCTTTACCTTTAAAATAATTAACGTTGTCTGCGGGATCCCCTGCAATCATTTGCTCGTAGAAATTATACATAGCTTGTTCTTCTGATATATCGTAAATCTCTCTATGCTTATAATGATAGTTGTATAATAAACAAGGGAACTGTCGATAATCTTTATCTATGCTGACGATCATGACGTTATTCCTGCCTATGTCGTCGCTTATTTTTTTCCAATACCTAGCTACCATATCGTCTGTTTCTACGCCGTATCCCGAAATACTGTCGTATTGTGTTTTGACGTATCTATGCATCTCTCCGAGTAGCGGAGGTAAATTGTCATAGTCTCTGTTTTTCTTATATCTGTCTCCGATAAACTTTCTAAAGTTGCCCCGAGATCCGCTAAACGTTATGACTTTTTTAATTTCGTACATCTCTTCTAAAGAATTAACGATTGCCATATACTGTTCGTCGAATTTATTACGAGCTTCCGATATATCTGTTTGATGGTATTCGTCGTCTGGTCGCTCTCTTCGTTTACAACAACTTGCGAATACTAAACTGTCTGCATCTACTAATAATATCATAGCTCTTGTAGTTCTGTTTTAATCATATCTAAATACATCTTTTGCATTTTAGCGTTTTCTTTTACTACTTGATTAATAATAAACGGTAGATCTTTAAACAGTTGATCTGTATTATATACTAGCCATTTCTCATCGCCGTAGCATATATGCATTTCGCCGTCCCTACAATACAGGTCGGTTGTTTCGTGTATATATGTATGCTGATTCTTATAGTTTCTTGCTTCTAATAGATCGCCTTCTAACTGTGTAATGCGTTCTTGTAATTTTGCTGTACTGCTCATAGTTTAATTGTAATGTTAGCTATGTTACGGATCCTCGATTCTCTGACTTGATAGCTAATAACTACGTCTGTAATTTCGGGATCCTTTTTAATCATGCTGTTAATCTCTTCTTTTATATATAATAATTGTTTTGCTGTCATTTAATTAGAGCTTGTATTTCGTCCTCGTTTAATGACTTGGTTAATTCGGTTTTAAAATGATCAACCATAAAATCGAATGTTTTACCTTTCTCGTTTTGATACTCTAATAATCTAGAGGCTTGTAATGCGATTCTAAGTAATAATTTGTACTCTGATCTAGGTATGACTAAATCGTCTCCTGATACTAATTTTTCTGTTAATAAACTCATTGTTCTGTTTTTTTAATTTAAGCTAATATAAGTCAAATATATTTACGATACAAAAAATTTAATAACTATTTACCATTATTCCAAATAACGTTAAGATCCGTAATCCATTGATTTATTGTTTTTGGATTACAAGTGCAGGGTTTGTAAAACGTATGCTTGTGATATCGTGCGTGTAAGTCGCATACCAAGTCAAACTCTGTGGGGCTGATAACGTCCTTTGTTCCTTGTCGAAATATTGTCCAGTCTTCATAATCTGTTTTGTTAAATTTTACCATCTTTTAATTTTTATATTGTTTAGATCCTTTTTTCTTTTATCGCAACCGCAATCCTCCATACCAAAAAATCTTTTGGCGATCCATGTGGCTAATCGTTTCCCTTGACCAAGAGTAATGACATATATTATTTTTTCTGTTATATCGCCTAGTCTCATTTCTTGTATCTTTTATAAATTAAATATGTTACAACAGTTACTGTTATACATATAGGGCAGGGATGTAATAGTGCTAAGTTCATTTGAATTGTTTTAAAGTGTTAAGCGGGATCTCGTAATATGCAGACCCCTTGTTCTTTTTAATCGGGCATTTAATAACCTCTTTATGCTTTATAAAGCCAACAATACTAACAATGTTAGGCTCTACTGTCTCGTTATATTTAACGCCTATGTAAACGTCTTTTGGTTTCCCTAGTACGTTTGCGACTTTCGGCATTATGTATTTAAAATAATTTTTAGTAGCTGATTTAATTTCTACTTTTTTAGAATTAATAACCATATCGCAGTCGTCATAGATCCCTGAGTTATCTAAGCCTTTTGCGGGTTTGTCTACTTTGTAATTTTTCTCTAGCCATCTGCCTGTAAGCATTTCGCATACGACTCCTCGCCAAGCCTCTACGTCTGCGTATCTATATTGACCTTGCTTTATTTGCTCGAAAGCTCGTATCTGATTTATAGCAAAATCTTTGTCTTGTTGTGTCACATGAATATTAATCATAGCTCTTTTTTTAGTTTGTCTTTTACTTTCTTATATGTAAAATAGAGCGCATAATAACTGATCTTAGATTTACGGGAAAGCTCTGCAATTTTTTCGCCTCCGTTAATAATCTCAAATATTCGCCTTTCGTACCAATGTAGCTTATTAAGCTCGTCTGTTACTCTTTTATATGTCTCGGCATAGTTTACGTCGTTATGACCATAGTAAGTGTCTCCGAAGTTTTCTATGTGTTCGTCTAAACATATAACTTGTACGTTTTTTTGTTTGCGTTTTAGATCTATAAATAGCGTTCTAAGTGTTTTAAATATGTAATAATAGTTGATTTCGTTTTGTTCGTCTTTATACATAATGTCAAGAGATCCCTTTTCTAATTGCAGTTGTATTTTAATATACATTTCTTGCACTAGGTCTTCTGCAATTCTCTCGTTACATCCGAAAGTCTGCACTATGTCAACCCACGTTGCGTGTTTTTTTGCTATTAGTATAAGAGTATCTCTGCTCATTATGGTTTTAAAGGATCATATATGTCTCCTACTATTACGGGCAATCCTATGTCGTTTACTTGAAAGCTAAAAGTCTCGAAAGAGTACCCTCTGCTTCTGCCACATAAAACCGTAACCCAATTCTTGTTAACTGTATTAGCCTCTAGCTGTATAACTGTCTCTGCTTTCTTTTCTAAGAAACTGCCTAGATGGCCTGTACCTAATTTTGTAGATCCGAAGTTTTGATGAATGACGTTTATTATATGGCAATTAAAGTTTGCCGACCATTCCATTAACTTTTGTACTACTGCGTTAGACTCTTCTAGATTATTGACGTCGCTTACTAAGTCCGCTATGCCGTCTATAATAACCAGAGAAGGCTTATCGATGTTCTTAGCTAGAAAGTACTCGATGAACTGAATACGTCGCTTGTAGCCTATCGCTCGTAATCCAAAGGTATGATATTTTTTATTATCTAACTGACTATCCATATCGTGTAATCGTCTAAATACCTTTTGACAATGCCACTTGCCTTGTTCTGTGTCGAAGTGTATAAGATGCCCGTCTCCTCTATGTCCTAGGATGTCTCCTCCGTATATGTTAGATCCCCCCATATATACCGATGCTAGTAAGGATATAAAAAACGTTTTCTTAGTTTTAGGAGGTGCAGTAACTACCGAAAGGTTGCCGTATGTTCCTAGCGGTATTGGTAGCTCTTTGACTCCTTCTTTTGTGTTTATTATTTTAACTCCGTATGATAGTGCCACGGGCGGATATTCTATTTTTGTTCTTGTGTTTATGTAGCAGTCCTCTTCTATGCACTGCATTAATAACTCGTGTTCTGTTTCTCTCTCTGTCATTGTATAGTTTAGATATAAAAAAGGGTATGAATGCTAAAACCCATACCCTTGATTTATTATTAATAAAGGTATTCTTAAAAAGGTAGGTCGTCATTATCGTTGCTAGAGCTAACGGGAGTCGCTTTCTGCGGTTGCTCCTCTTTTACTACTAGTTGTATTGTTCCTTCCTTGTCTACGTTCTGACCGTTGCCGTTATTAATCCAAACTACGGATCCGTTGCCTAAAGTCTTTCTTGGTACTTTAGCCTCTCGCTCTTCCTGTGTTTGACTGTCTGTAATCCAGACGTTGTTGTTAAATCTTGTCTCATCATTAATAATGATTGTGAAATTGTAATAGACTTTGCCGTCTTTTTCTGCTTGAAATTTGTGATTTGGTAAAGCCTTTACGTCGATACTTGCGTTTATTATTGCGCCCATAGTTATTATTGTTTTTTGATTGTGATTGGTTTCTTAAAATTATCTGCTTCGTCTTCGCCGAATACGCCGAGTTCGTAAAATCCTGTAAGTTTTAAAATAGCTCTGCTCATTGCTCTTTTCTCTGCCATTTCTGCGACGTACCAACTATTACAGTTTCCGTCTTTGTAGTTATCGCCTTTTAGTGCGGATCCGAACGTTTCTATTCGTGCGTTTTCTTTTGTCGCTGTAGCCCTCATTACTGCGAAATTAGGCTTACATTCTATTACCTCGTAAGTGATGTTGATCTTTTCGATACCTTGTATCTTGTCAATACCCTGTCTAGTAATAATTACATAATGTTGGTGTTTAAATACGTCGTCAGACGTTAGATCATACTTTTTGTATAATTCTAGTAATTTGTCTCGATTCATTTGTTCTGATTATTAAGGTTATATTCATTATCGCCGTCAGCATATCCACATGCTTCGGCGTCTACGTTAGTATGAACGTGAGCGATATACTGCCCGTATGTTCGGTACCAAGTTAGCTCTTTTTGTAGAGCTTCGATTCGATACTGTTGCTCTGTTAAGAGTGTATCTTTTGTTTGATGTGATATATTATATCTAAGTCCCTTTGTTACATCCATTCTAGCGTGTCTTTAAGGGATTTCTTTTCTTCTAACTCTTGATTTATTGCTATCTGTGAGAAAGCATCGCCGTACATTACTGCGTGAGCTAGTTTTACCTCTAAGGTAATGATGTCTAATTTGACTTGATCTAATTGCGTTTTTGCCATGTTCTGAATTTTTATAGTTATTATTAATTGTAAGTAAATATAATATAAAAAATTTAATATCTACTAATTAAAAACAAAAAAAAAGAGTAGAAAAAATCTCCACCCTCTTTTTACTATAAACAGAACAACCAAATATAGTGATTTAAAAGTTGTCCACCAAATCTTTATAATGCTTAACCATATCTTGTAAATCTACGGTCGATATTTTAACTGTTTTTTTGGCTTTTATATAAAGCTCGTTAGCCGTTCCTAAGCCATACTTAATGTCAAGGTTCTGACCAAATATAAACTGTTCTCCGTACTTAAAAACATTACATCCCGCACATTGTACTTGGCAATTAACCTCATCCCATCTAGTCGAATAATATTTACGGCTCTGAAAATGTCCGTTTTGTAGTCTTTTCCAGTGATCCCGTTTACCGCAAGTAAAACATGTGGCGATTTCATTGACCGCATCTCTCTGTCTTATATACTTGCTAAATACAGTATCAAGTTGTTTAATAACTTTGCTTCTGGAAGGTTTTTTCCCCATAGATCTTTATAGGTAAACAAATAAATGTACAAAATAAAATTAGGATATTCTAAAAAAAAGTAATAAATTTAAATTTTTTCTAAAATTCTTTAGAATAATTATATAAAAATATATAGAATAAAAGTAATATAAAAGGCAGTCTTATGCCTCACTATCTGCCGATAGCTTTTACCTTCTCAAAGCCTCTAGATCCAAAATAAGCTGCTATAATTAAAGAAACTAATCCTGTTATTGAGTCCAAAGGATATTCTAGAAACCAACCTAATACATAAGATATTGAAAAGAATACTAATGTCATAGGTCTGACGTTCTTAGAAAGCCAACTATCTGATTTCATGTCTGAATCCCATCGTTTCGTAACTTCCTGTAACTCTATCTGATCCATTTTAAGAAGCTCTAACGCCATTTCTTTGTCTTTAGGGGATAGTACTATGTCTGACTCTTTTTCGATCAACCCTTTAACTATTCCTAAAATACCTGCGTCAGGTAAAGCGTCTCCAACTAAGCCTACTATTGCAGGAACTTTCTTAGTCAGGAACTTACCAACCTTTGTATCTTTAAACTTCTTTTTAGACATTATTCGTCCTTATCTTTTTTATTTAATAAATACCATTTTTGTATGGTATATCCGATTGTTACGCCAACCAAAATGATCTTTAATACGACGTCGATGTTTGTCAATGAAATTGTAAATGTGCTTGCGTTAATAAATAAAGTTTGGTAATCTGTTCTCATTTTTTCTTGTCTATTTGTTCGAGCTTTTTAGTTGCCCAATTTATGCCAGACGTTCCGCCCCACCCTAACCAAGCTACATAACCTGCATCTTTCCAAGGAGTCGCTTTGTTCTCAGCACCTACTTCTGCGTTTTTTTGGTGTCTTTTAAACGCCGACATCCTAGCGATTGTTTCTCGTGATATGTTTTCTCTTTTTGCTAATTGATTGGCACGAGTCCAACCTATTTGTGTCATACCTTTAACTTCGTCTCCGTGTTTATCTCTCCATCTAAGCACCTTCTTGGCATTATTAGACGCACTTTGAGGATAGTCATTATACGTTTCGAGGTTAATCATTTTACCTTGAAAGGATCTATAACAAATAGCTATTGCTTGAGACTTGTCGTGATACTGCATCATCTGCGGTACACATCGCATCATATAGTCTTTTTGTTTTTCTCCTGTCTTTTTGTTTGGTATCGGCATTACGTTCTATTTAGCATCCTTCGCATTCAGAGTAGGTATAATAACGACCTTTTCTCCTAGTAACCAAGACTTGTTTTCTGTTATCTTTTTTATTGACATAGGAAACGTGAATCCATTTAGGATCCTCTAAACCAAATTCCCATATTAACTGATCAAAATCTAAGTTTTCTCGTATGTAATCAAACATCTCTTTATTAGACTTTTTTCCTAGGGATGTAATATCCATAGCGTTACCTGTTAAATGACTAGACTTATAAGAGCCTCCTATGCCTTTATTTAATTCAGAACATCTAAACATACTATTGACTTTAATTGGACCACCCACCCATTCTCTAAGAGGCTCAAAGACCTTCTCAGCAATAAGCTCCATATTTTCAATATGTTCTTTTTTTGGTTTGTTAGTTATGCCGTATTGTTTAGCATAATCTGAGTGCGTAGCTTCCTTATAGCTAATATGTTTACTTATTCTCTTCATCTTTTTCGGGTATTAATTCATAAGAGCCGTCCTGCAGATTAATGTTAACTTTTCCGTATGACTCTTCTAGTTCTTTTTTAGATTTATCTTGCTCAACCATAAGCTCTGCATACATGTGATTTAAGCTGTGTTTCTGTGTTTCTAGTAATCCAAGATCGTGTAAGATCGCTCCTTTTTTTTGCTCTTGTTCTTGTAAAACTTTTAATTCTGATTCTTTAATTTTTGACATTTTATTTAAATTTTTAGATTATAAAGTAAAGATACAAATTATATATTAAAATGTTACTAAAGCTGATGGGCTTCCTTTCATGTGTACCCTTGGCGTATAACCTTGACTGCCTGATAAACTCTTAAAAGTAAACGTTAAAGTCCCTGTTCCCCCTCCTGTTACAACTACATCAACTTTAACTGCTGTTTGTCTTGTTCTTGCCGCTGCATACCAACTACCACCTTGATTTGTACAACTATAAACAACATCTACAATTCCGTTTGTACCTCCTATTCCAGTAAATTCTACTATTGCAGATGAGCCATTACCTCCTCCTGTAACTGTTGCAACTGCATAACCTGTTGTATCAAGTGAAGCTACTGCAAAATTACTATGTTTAATTCCTTTAATTACTGCCTCTCCTAGAATATTTACTTGACCACTTGATTTGATGTTCATTCTCTCGGTTAATGAATTACCTGTATCATTAACTTTAAAGATTAAATTAGCACCATAAGCAGTACCATCTGTAACTGATTCTATAACACTATCTGCAATAACACTTCCACCAAAAGCACCTGCATTTGTACCCTCTAATCGTAACGCTGCAACTTGTGAATTTACGCCCGATTTTGCTCTTACTACTATTTGACCATAATCTGCATTAGTAATTTTAACCTTTTCAGATCCACCTGTGTAGAAATCAATACCTGATGTATTAGGTTGTAATAATATTTTATTCTCCCCATTTGCAGATTGTATTTTTACATCTCCTGCTCCTGCAGTATTTTCAATATTTATAGTATAAGGATAACCACCACCATATTCAATAAATCCATTAGTTCCTAATTTAAAACTACCATTAACCACTAAACCGTGAGTCACGCTTTGTGTTAAAATTCCTAGTCCTGCATTATCAAGGAACATTCTTTCTACATCATTATTAGATGAATCAGATGTTTTAAAACTAATTCCTGTGCTTCCACA